CGTTCACCGGGAGCACGTTCAATACCCTGTTACCGCCGATCGGCGCCGCGCTCGCCGCAAAACCAGGGCCCGCGGGATATACCGCGGCTCAACAGCTATTCCAAAACTGGTTTCAAGGTGGTAGCAGGTTCGAAGTTGCGAAAGAGGCGATGCTTCCAACGACCTGGACGCCGGCGCTTATGAATCAGTTCGACTCGCCTGGCCGTTGGGCCATGGTCAAAATGTGGGAACTGAATCAAACCTACGGGCTCGAGTCGATGCCTTCGGCCATCTTCGGCGCGAAGGCGAGCGCCCGCGGTTGGCTCGGCGCGACGGCGTTTGGCGCAGCCTCGAATATTCAACACGTTCCGTCGCCTTCAGTGTTCTCGCTCGAGTGGTACCATGTCCAACTCATTTTGAACGACGGCCAGGGCCAGCAAGTCGACCATAACCCGCAAGACTACGGTTACGATTACGGCTTCATTTACAACACGTTCGCGCGCGACGCGAAGGTACCAGGTTTGATGATCGAACTGGAGTACATGATTAAAGCGCTGCAGGAGTTCACACTCACCGGGCGGCCGCCGACGACTCCGGAAGGCTTTCACCCGCGGGATACGTCGCCGTTTTCGCTCGTAAACTTCATCAGTGCGCCGACTCTGCAGAGTGGCTATTCGCCGGCGACCGTGACGGCGATCGCTACAGCGTTCACCCAATTCTATTTGGCGAAAGCCTCGAGCTACACACCACAGCAGTACTACCAAAGCGGTTTGGTTTCACCAACTGACAACCCGGCCGACAATTCGAAGTTCTTATGGAGCGGCACGTTTCAAGGCCAGGCGTGGTACATGGCGCCGCGGCTCAGGTTTATCGGCGTCGACGGCGCGCTCGTCGACAAGCTTATCGATTGGTACGCGACTATCTGGCCGGCCGCGAATTGGGCGCTCGTTCGCTCGGCAACTTGCACGTCGCTGCAGGCATGCACATCAGGGTACTAGTTGCGCAATTGCAAGAGCTTAGGTACGATCAAAGCTCATGACGAAGTATTGCGATGTACACGGCGCCGTCGACGTGGCCGAGGACGTTACGAAGTGTCCGACCTGGCTATCGATGAACCCGGCGACGGGCGGCCAGTGCGACACGGTTCTAAAGGCAACGCCCGAAGAGCTCGCAAGGCGGCTCGGCGTTCCGGCGCCAGTCCCACCGGCGCCCGCGGCGCCTGAGTCCCAACCTAAGCCAACACCCAACGCGCGCGACGAGGACGGCAAGCGTATGCGCCAGGGCGCTTTCCTGGCCGCGTACGGCAAGACGGGCCGGATCAGCAAGGCGGCCGAGATCGCAGACGTTGACCGCTGCACTCATTACGACTGGCTCAAAAACGACCCGGCGTATTCTCGAGCTTTCGACGAGTCGAAGCGTCTGGCGTTTCAACACCTGGCCGACGAAGCGTGGCGCCGGGCGATGGGCGCCGATGGCTCGCAGGCGTCCGACCGACTGATGATAAAACTGCTCGAGTCGTTGGGCCCGGCGACCGGCAACCCGGAATATGGGCCGGCGATCAAACATGAACACTCGACGGCGCCAGGGCGCCCGCTAGAAATGAATGTCAGCGCATCAGAATTACTCCACAGCCGAATTGCTAGCATCGTTACCGGAACACCAACGGAACCAGCTTCTTAGCGAGTTCACCGAGGCGCAATGCGCCACGATGTTGCACGACTGGCCCGGCATGTGGGGCCGTCCAAAGCAACTGATACCCGGCACGAACCGCGCCGCGATCACGCGTGATGATTGGATCTTCTGGCTTGTGCTCGCCGGCCGCGGCTTCGGCAAGACTCGCACCGGCGCCGAGACGTGCCGGATATGGGGCGAAGATCCACACGAGCGAATCCTCATGATCGCGCCCACCGCGGCCGACATTCGCGACCTGATGATTGAAGGGCCATCCGGCTTGCTGCAGTGTTATCCGGCGACGCGCCGGCCGGAATACTTTCCGTCCAAACGGCTCATTGTTTTCCCAAGCGGCGCGATCGGCATACTTCGATCAGCCGACGAACCGGAACGCCTCCGCGGGCCGCAGTTCACAAAGTTCTGGGCTGAAGAGTTTTGCGCCTGGCGCTTCCTCAGTGAAGCTTGGACGCAAGTCAAATTCGGCTTTCGCATGAAGAGCTCGAGGTTGCGCGGCGTTATCACGACGACGCCGAAGCCAACCAAAGAGCTCAAAGAACTAATCAGCAACCCGCGGACTGTCGTTACCCGCGGCTCGAGCTACGAAAACAAGGCCAACATCAGCGAGGACTACTATCGCGAAGTGATCGCGCCGTACGAAGGAACCAGGCTCGGCCGGCAAGAGATTTACGCCGAAGTGCTCGAGGACACGCCCGGCGCCTTGTGGACGGCAAAACTGATCGGCGATTTGCGCATCCAATTGCGTGATGTTCAGTGGGATATGGTCGTACGCGTGGTGCTCGCGATCGACCCGGCCGTGAGCACGGCCGACACGTCGGATTTAACCGGCATGTGTGTTGCGGCTCAGGTACGATCGGGGCATGTGTTGATCCTGGCCGACCCGTCGCTAAGGGCGCTTCCAGCGGCGTGGGCGAAGGTAGCAACCGATTACTTGCGGCACCCACAGTACCCGGTTGATTTGATCGTGGGCGAAGTCAACAACGGCGGCGACCTGGTGGAGGCGAATATACGCGTTGCGCAACCCAACGCGCCGTTTCAAAAGGTGTGGGCGAGCCGCGGCAAGATGACGCGCGCCGAGCCGATCGCGACGGCGTACGAGCGGGGAATCGTGCATCACGTCGGCGTCTTCGCCGAGCTCGAGGAAGAAATGACAACGTACGTTCCTGGTGGGCCGTCGCCGAACCGGATGGATGCGCTGGTGTGGGCCGTGACGGAGTTACTTTTTCCTCAGCCTGTGGAACAGTCTGTGCAAATCGGCCGCGGCGTTCAAATCTCGCCGATTTGAAATGGGCGCCGTCCGCAATGTTCGCGGGCTTGGCAATCTGTTTCAACGGCGCCCATGATAGGCTCAGGCTTACGCCTTGCTTACACAGCCAGCACAAACACCATACCAGTACCAACGGTAGTTGCGCAAATGCAACCGGCCGTGATAGCCTTCCAGTTCATGCGGCGTCGCTGTCCTTCCTCACTGTCGAAAACGGCGTTCTGGCGTACGCTCGGTTTCGAGTTCGCGGCATGCGCCGAACGGTTCGGCAAGGTCCGCGGCGTACGAGACGAGAACGGCCGATGGGGTGTTGTTGGATCGCCGGCCGGCGTCGCCGAGTTTCGGCGCCTATGCATCAAGGGTGTACGCCGCGGCCATGGCGTCGACTGTGCAGACGACGACGCGGTAAACATTTGGCTAGAACTGGTGGCACAAAAACTGAATGGCTAAACTCTATAGCCGAGAATTGCGCGACGTGCAAGACGAGCTCGATCGAGCGTTACGAAAGTACGCGAAGTTCAACACCGCGCATGAAGGCTTCGCCGTGATCCACGAAGAGTTCGACGAGTTGAAAGCCGAAGTGTGGAAGCGGCCGAAGAAACGGCAGCCAAAAAAGATGCGGCATGAGGCGATCCAACTGGCCGCAATGGCGCTTCGGTTCGCTATGGAGGCGTGCGAGAAATGACAGACGAAGAGTTACGGCAAGTCGACGAGTTCGATATACGGCGCTGGTTCTCAATCCAGGGAATCGAAGACGCCGCCGACACTTTGCGCGTGTGCGAAGGCATTGTCGAAGGCCGGCAAGCCGAGGCGCCCAAGCGGCGCCGGCGAAGTGACGCCGGCACGAAGCGGGCGGCCGCGGCCGCCGAGCAGACGCTCGACTTGCGCGAAATGGGGCGCCCGATCAACGACGGGGGAAGCTCGCCGCAATGAGGGCGCCTATACCGTTCAACGCCGCGGAGAAAGAACGCGCGCGCGTGATGCTGCAACGCGTTCATGCGCGCCTGGCGCAACTAAGGGAACTAGACCGCGCCGATAGAACGCCGTCGATTTACTCCGCAGAGGTTGACATTGTGAGCGAGTTTGTCGCGACGGCCGCCGAAGCTCACATGGCCGGAAGAATGCGGCCGGCTACGGCGCTCGCGATCGTCGAAAGTCTGGACGCGCTGGTTGCCGGCATACTCGAAGAGCGCTTGGCAATTCTGAAGGCGGCCGGTAATGGCTAACGCGGCGCCTTCGGTGTGTTGTCTCTGTCTCACTGCCGATCGCCAGGCGTTCACCGATCGCGCCGTTGCGTGCTTTGTATCGCAGACCTACGCCGGCAACGCCCACATGCTCATATACGACACCGGCAAGGTACCGTACAAGCTCACTGACAGAGCGGCGCATTCACTCATTGCTATCGTTCGCGATCGTCAACCGGAAGAGGCGCGCAAGGTTGGGGCGTTGCGCAATGCGGCGCTCGAGCTCACCGGCGCCGACGTGATCGTAACGTTTGACTCCGACGACTGGAGCGGGCCCGAGCGTGTGGTATGCCAAGTCGCAAGCCTTCGCGATCAACCGGCGACCGGCTTTCATAACCTGCTCTTTCTCGACACGCGCGCCGTGCATGTGCCGGCGCCAATCTTCCACGCGTGGGAGTACGATTACCGGCGCTTCGGCGGCTACAATTCCATCCGGCCGATGGTGGTAGGAACGTCGCTCGCCTACTGGCGCGAGACGTGGCGCAACGCGGCTTTTTCCGAAAAGCTCACTTACGAAGATCCAGACTTCTGCAAGCGTGTCAGGGTTAACGCCGTCAACGGTGTTGGCTTGCCAAGCGTTCTACCGGGCCCGATGTTGATTGCCGAGACTCACGGCGCCAATATCAGCGGCTCGTTTTGGTCGTCGAGCGAGGCCGGCCACTTGTTCGACCGGCACAAACCACATATCAACCCAGAGTGGCGCCGGGCGCCAGAGTGGGACGCGTACGCGCGGGATAGGTTGTATCCATGAGCGTCTGGTTTGTGATTCCATCCAAGCGGCCGCTGGCCGAGGCGAACGCTTGTATTGATGCTTGGCTCGGCCAGGGCTACGAAGTCGCCGTGTTGCGCGAAGACGCAGACGGCCGAACGTGCGCAGACTTTCAAGGCGTCGTCGAGCAATATATCGGTTGGGCGCGATCGGTAAACCTGTTAGTAAACGCGTGCATGGCCGCTCATTCCGACGCCGAGTGGTTTGTCACGGGCGGCGATGATTACTATCCGGACCCAACGAAGACGGCCGCCGAGATCGCGGCCGAGTGTGGCGAATACTTTCACACCCTCGAGACTCTGAAAGGGCGCCGTTCGACTCCGACTTTCGGAGTCATGCAACCGACCGGCGACCGATGGGGCGAGGCTCGCTGTCTAAAGTGCATGGGCGTTAGCAGTATGTCGATACTGTGCGACGCGTGCGGCGGCACGGGCCGACAAGCCACAATCGACCGTATCGCCGGCTCGCCCTGGATGGGGCGCGAGTTCTGCCGGCGCATGTATCACGGCTCAGGGCCGATGTACAACGGCTACTATCACAACTTCGCCGACGAAGAGTTACAGAACGTCGCGCAAAAGCTCGGCGTGTTCTGGCAGCGGCGCGACTTACTGCAGGAGCATCGGCACTGGGCCCGGCCGCGCGGCGACTGGCGCGACGCGCCCGAGTGGGCGAAGAAGATCAACGACCCGCGGTTAAGCGATTGGGACCGAAGTAAAGCGCTATTCGCGGCGCGCAAAGCAGGCGGCTTTCCCGGCCACGAACCATTGGAGGCATGATGTTCCCGACAGAGAAGGACCTGACAGAAGGACTCACATTATCGTTTTCGGAGGCTGTCTACAAGCAGGTATCCGCGGCACTGAAGCGCGGCGAGCGGCCGCTCTATAAGGCTAAGTGCGAGGGAGTCGCTTACGAGGCCCGCTTCGACGAAGCGCTACCAAATTCGAGGATTTTACATCTTACGCTGGTGACTATCGAAGGGAAACCAGTAAACCGATGAGCGAGCAAATGTGGGCGTCTCATCTGCCGGCGCTGTTCAGTTGCCTGTTAGCAACGAGCGGGCCCGTGCTCGAGGTTGGCTCTGGCGAATGGTCGACGCCGTTGTTGCGCAAATACTGCGAAGTCGCCGGGCGCTTCTTCCAGTCCTTCGAGGAAGATCCAGCGTGGGCCATGAAGACGGTTAGTGCCTATTGCCCGCTTTCGCAAATGACAACGACGCTGAGGAATTGCGCAAGTGAGAAATGGTCCATCGTCTTCCTCGATCATAATGGACACCGGCGCGCGGCCGACGCCTTGCTGTTCGTCGACTCGGCCGAGTACATCGTAATTCACGATTACCCGGCGCCGGAAATCTTCGACTCGCTCGAGCTCGACCGCTGGAAATATCACATTGTCGACAAACGCGCCCGGCCGTGGACGCTAGTCTTGACGCAATCCAACGAGCTCGCCTCGAGGCTCTGGCAATGAGCAAGCGTATTCTGATTACCTTCGGCGGCGTAGCCTACGATGAGCAAGTCGCGCGCCAGGTGCAATACTGCCAGGGCAACATGCTACACCACCGCGTCTATGACGATGCCTGGCTCATGACGACGCCGTTCTACACCCTCAATCGTTGGATCTTCGAGCGCGAGCCACAACACGGCTTCGGCTTCTGTTCATGGAAACCGTACATCATCAAACACGCGCTCGCGCACTACTGCCAACCCGGCGACGTGGTGCTCTATCTGGACGGTGATAGCTTTCCAGTGTCCGACGTTTCGTGTCTCTTCGAATACACCGAGCGCGAAGGAATCATGTTGTTTGAAGAGCAAGGTTGCATCAACCGGCAGTGGACGAAAGCGGATTGCTTTCACGCCATGGGCTGTTTGAACCAACCGCACTACTACGACGCGCCGCAAGCTTGCGGCCGGTTCTCGCTCTATCGCGCCGGCAACTACCGCGTTGAACAGTTCCTAGCCGAGTGGCAAACCTACTCGCTCAATCCGTCTTGCACGTTCCATGAGAAATCATCCGTGCTCGGCGTGCTCGACGACCCGACGCTGTTTAAGAACAGTTGCGAGCAATCTGTGTTGGGAAACCTGGCCGTCAAGTACGGGATTCCGACGCATCGAACGCCCGATCAAAACGGATGGCCCGTTCACAACAACGGCACCTATAAGCCAGAGGACGCCTACCCTCAACTGTTCTGCCAGCAATGGCGCTCTGGAAACATCCTCGATCGCACAGGGAGCAAGTACTGCAACGTATGAAGATCAGCGAATACATCGAACGGTTAGAAGCGCTGCACAAAAAACTAGGCGACGTGGAAGTGTTGACTTACACGGAATGCGAAGGGCCGCTCGCCCAAGCGCCGGCGCCGGCCGCGGTGAAGCGACTCGAGGGCGATATGGGGGTTGGAGTATGAATCAAGAGTGGTTTGAACAAGTCTGTCAATCGGCGCTCGGCCATCGTACGAGCCAAGAGCAGACGTACGACCTGGCGCGCAACGTGCTTGCCCGCGGCATTCCCGGCGATTTCGTCGAGTGTGGCGTGTTCGCCGGCGCCAGTTGCGCGATTATGGCGCGCGCGATCTTAGATCACCACAACAGCCCTAGTGTGATGCCGTTCGATGGATCGCGGCGCGTTCACCTGTTCGATAGCTTCGATGGAATCCCGGCGCCGGGCCCGCATGACGACCCGGCGCAAGTGCGCCAGGGCGAGGCGCGCTGTTCGTTGCCGAATGTCAAAAACAATATGCGCAAGTGGGGCATTCCGGATGAGCTTCTGGTGTACCACGTCGGCGACTTCCGCGATACCGTGCGTTACACCGCGGAGTCGTATGAAGTGAAGGCGATCGCCTTGCTTCGGCTCGACGGCGACTTGTACGAGTCGACGAAAGTTTGCATGGAGCACCTGTACCCGTTGGTTGCCAAAGGCGGTTACATCATTTGCGATGATTACGACCTGGCCGGCTGCAGGTATGCTTTGCATCAAACCGTGATGCCGGCGCCGATCGCGTGGCGAAAGTGGACATGAGCACGCGGGACGTTCTGTTAGGCGTTGCGGCCGCCGTCGCCACTTATGCCGTGCTCGAGGCGATCGCCGGCGACATTGGAACACGCGCCGGCACCAGATTGCGCGCCTGGCTCAAGAGGAAACGATGAGCGGGCCGCGGGTTATCACCGAGCCGCGGCCGGGCGATCCAGACCGCGGCGAAGACGTGCTCAACGACGTGCAAGCGGTCATGAAGAAACACGGCACGGCGCTAGTGTTACAGGACGGCAATCTATTCCTGTGCGTCCGACAGCCGAACGGGCCGCCGCGGGCGATCGCGGCCGTCTCAATCATCACACCGGAAGGCTTCAGCTTCAAACCGTTCGACTGGACAAAGGGAAAGCCGCAATGAATCTGCAAACGCTTGCTTCGCACACCATCGATGTTGACCTGTTACCAGATGAGCCGTTCGTGTTAGACGTTGGTTGCCGCTGGTTCGACTTTACCCGCGGCGTTCTCGCTTGGCGCCCAAAGGCTCAGATCATCGCGCTTGACCCGTCGAGCGATGTTGAATGGGCCATGGATCTACCGGCCGCACAAGTTCACTTCTTCCGCCTGGCTCTGATCGGCGGCGACCAATTTTCTACCAACTTCGCCGAGGGAATCGCCGGCGACGGCGGCGGCAACTTCGCGCTCGAGGCGGAAAGCCACGGCGATTACAAGATACGGCGCGTGCTCGCGATCAACATTGCCAAACTCTTATATTCCAACCAGCGCGAGACGTTCGACGCGATCAAGCTGGATTGCGAAGGCTCAGAGTTCGGCATCCTCGAGAACCTACCCGCGGCGATCGCGACACAGATCAGCGTCGAGTTTCACGATTGGACGGGGCCAGGAAAGCAACGCGGTTGCGAGCGCGCTTGCGCCCGGCTGCACACGCTCGGCTATCACTGTATCCAGCATGAGCTTTCCAAACAGGGAACCGGCGTAGGGCATTGGGATTCGCTCTTCGTTCTACCGAAGTAAAATCGAGGCGATGGATATGGAACGGATGATACTGGACGCAATGCCTAACGCCCGGTTGCAGGCGCTTCGCAACCGCGGGCCGCTCGAGCCAGACGACGCGATAGGAATTGCTTACTTGACGCTCGCCGAAGTAGCTCCGCGGTTCGACCCAACCCGCGGCTCGACATTCTGGCAGTTCGCACGACTTCGCGTTGTGGGCGCGCTAAAGGATCAAATGCGCAAGTACGCCGTTAGCGGCACGCGGAACAATCTGGCCGCGGTTGAGGTAGTGACGCTCGACGACGAAGAGCGGCCGGTTGCGATTCCGGACGGCTGTAACATCGAAGATCGAATCATAGCGCGCGTTTGCGTGCGCCGCGCCGTGGCCGGCTTAAAGCCGCGCCAGGCGCATGCTGGCATGAGCGGCCGCGGCTACGCCGTCGCTTGTCTCTTGGCGGCCGGATGGTCGACGGGCGACATTCGCACCGAAATGCAAATTTCTCATAACCGGATGGGCGCCGCGAAAACGTACGCAATGCTACGCATGCGCCAGGAGCTCGGCGCGTGAAACTCGTTGGCCTGATGCCCGTCCGCAACGAGGCGTGGTGTCTCGGCTTGACGTTACGCGTTGCATTGCAGTGGTGCGATCAAGTTGTTGTCTTACTTCACGCGTGCAATGACGATAGCGCCGCGATCGCACTAACCGCGGCCGCGGATTATCGGGACCGCGTTATCGTGGTGGGCGACGAGAAGCCGCTATGGGACGAAATGAGGCATCGTCAAGCGTTGCTCGAGCTCGCGCGATCGTTCGAAGTGGGCGCCACACATATCGCGATCGTCGACGCCGACGAGTTTCTAACGCCTAACATTCTGTCCGACATTCGCGGCCACGTCTTCAGCCTGGCGCCCGGCATGATGTTGGAACTGCCAGGCTACAACATTCGCCAGTGTTGCGACGAGCCGAACCATTGGCGGTACCACACCAACGGCATTTGGGGAAACCGCTGGTTTAGTACCGCGTTCAAAGATGGGCCGGCGCTCAACTGGGAATCGGGCGGCGATCGCTTTCACCATCGCGAGCCGTTCGGTTGCGGTTGGAACCGCTGGCGCCCGTTACGCCAGGGGTACGGCGGCGTTGTACACCTGTGGGGCGCCTCCGAGCGCCGGCTACGGGCAAAGCACGCGCTCTACAAGATCACCGAGCGGTTACGTTGGCCGCATAAGACGGCGGCCGAGATCGAACACACCTACGGGCCGGCAACCGATCCTAACTCGACGCTGGCGCGCCAGATGAACATGAACCGGCCATGGACGTTTAACCAGTTGCCGGCAACCTGGCTCGAGCCGTACGCGGCATGGATGCAGTACCTACACGTCGACGCCGAGCCATGGCAAGAGGCCGAAGTACGGCTATTACTCGAGACTCATGGCCGCGATCACTTCCGCGGGCTAGATTTGTTGGGGTACTGATGAGCACCGATACGAAGATGATCCTATGCGCCTTTGTGTTCGGGTTGCTCTGTTACTTCATGGGATTCATGGACGGCCGCGGCGCCACACGCCGATGAAGAAACCACACCCACAGCAAGGCCGGCTGTTCGGCGACGGCGCCATGAAGGCGGCCGCGAACGGCAAACCGGCGCCGGCGCCCGTTGCCGCGATCGCCAACTTTTTAGCCGAGTCGCTGAAGCGCAAGCGCCGGGCGGCGCGCTACGTTCCACCAGGGCCCGACGACTTAGACGACATTTGCCGCAACAACCACGGCGGCGAAGAGCACAGCGAAGCGGCCAACCGTAAAGTAACGCCGCGCAAACGCGCGCAACACGTCAAGATTATCGAGTACATGCGCAAGTACACGCCCGAAGGCACGATCGCCGACGCGATCATGGATCAGCTAGGTTTCAAATCGCAGACGATGTACCCGCGGTTCTCGGAACTGAAAAAAGACGGCACGTTGGTAAAGGTGCTCGACGCTGATGGCAAGTGGCTGCGCATGAACACGCGCGACGGAAACGGCGCCGGAATGTGGAAGTTGAAAGAGGGACTATGAAACTGAGCGCGCCGTACAAGTGCGATTACTGTTCGAACATCAAAGGCGAAACGAATCACTGGTGGTTGCGCGACTTAACGTTACGGATCTTTGCTCTACTCGCTTGGGATCACGGGCAACCCGACGCCGAGTCAGACGGCAAGCCGTTTTACGAGCATATTTGTTCTGAGGCGTGCGCCGTGAAGGCGCTCGCGAAGTGGATGGCAACGACGCCGGCGCGCCAGTTCGGCGAGCTTCCAGGAGGAAACTAACATGGTAGGCGCAAGACTCAGCGGCTATGAGCCGCGAATGATGGACGGGCAACGTACAGAGCGGCCGTTTCGCTGTGGCTTCCAGGCGGCCGGCAAGCCGTACCGCGAATACGTCGCGCACATTCAACACTGCACACACTCAGAATGTCGGCGCCGTCTGGAAAACAACCAGGCGCTTACGGCCGAGATCCTGGCTAAGTATGGTGGTAAACTTGACCGCAATGAACATCAGGCGGCGAGTTCAACGCATTCTGGCGCGCATCTTCCAAGCGCTGCAACCTCCACCGGATCACACCGGCACCCTTCGCGCTCTTACTGAAGTACTCCGCAACCTGAAGTTTGACGAAGACTCGTTGCGCAAGCGCTGGCAGCAAGAGGACGCGGCCGAGCGCATGGAGGCGCAACAATTCGCCGGCGCCGGGCCATGGCTCACGGCCGGCACACGCGCCGCGCTGGCTACCAACGAAAGCGCTAAGAAGCTTCGCGAGGCCACGGCCGAAGACTTGCGCATTCGCGAGACTAACCCGACGCTGCAGCAAGGCGCCTTCGGCGACATAGAGCTCGCCTTGCAGAACGTCGAATGGCGCCGAGAGATCAACCTTAGCTGGCTCGAGTTCTCGCGTTGGGGAATCCAGCAAATCATCCTGATTTCGCGCCTATACTACATCAAAAACCCGATCGTACGGCGACTGATCGACGTTTGCAGTATCTATGTTTTCGGCCGCGGCGTTGAAATCTCGAGCTCGGACCCAGACGCCGACGCCGAACTGAAAGACTTTTTCGATCGCAATCAGAAGGTTTTCGGCCAGGTGGGATTAGTCGACGCGGAAAAGCGCAAGTATTACGACGGGAATCTATTCTGGGCGCTCTTCAGTGACAAGACGGCCAGCGGAAAAACGACGGTTCGCTCGATCGATGCGACCGAGATCATGGATATTATTACCGATCCAGACGACACCGATCAGCCGTGGTATTACCGGCGCGTTTGGGTTGCTCGCAAGTTCGACGTTAACACCGGCCAGATTGCGACCGAGCACCAGGAATGCTATCACCCGGCGCTTAACTTCCTTCCGAAAGAGCAACCGGCACAGATCAACAATCAGCCTGTAAAGTGGGACGTTCCGGTATACCATCGCAAAGACGGCGCCGTAGCCAAGTGGAATTTCGGTTGCCCGAAGATTTACCCGGCGATCGATTGGGCGAAGGCGTCGCGCCGCTTCCTCGAGGCTTGCGCAACTGTCAAGCAAGCGCTGGCGACATTCGCTATGACGATCACAACGAAGGGCGGCCAGCAAGCCATCGAAGGATTGAAGCAACAACTTGCAACGACGGTTGGGCCATCGGCCGCGCTGTGGGACACCAACCCGGCGCCCGTCAACGCGTCAACGTTCGTGAGCGGGCCCGGCACGGAGTTAAGTTTCATGAACGCATCCGGCAAAGGCGGCGATCCAGAGGAAGTACGCCAGTTCAAGCTTATGGCGACTATGGTTGTCGGCGTTCCTGAAACGTTTCTTTCAGACGTATCAACCGGCAACCTGGCGACGGCGACGACGCTTGACCGGCCGACCGAGCTTGTTTTCCTCGAGCGGCAAGAAGCCTGGCGCGAGGATTTGGTCGTGATCGCGAAATACGTTCTCGGCGTGAGCGCCGCGGCGCCAGGGAGCAAGTTCAAAGAGGCGTTGGACCGGCGCAAGGTGAACGTTAAAGACGTGGTGATTATGGAACGGGCGCGCGCGTTGGGGCCAGACGGGCGCATGCAGTATGTATGGTCGAAGGCCGACACGTCGGCCGCGGTTACTGAGGCAGCCAACGCGGCGAAGGGCAAGACGGCAACGACCGACATTGAAGTGACTGTAACGTTCCCGGCAATCCGCGAAGGGGATATGTCGCTACGCGTGAAGGCGATCGCCGAGGCTATGACGCTCGACAACAAAGGCGGCCAGATTGTCGGCATCGACGAGCGCGCCGGCGTGTTGATGTTGCTGCAGGAGGTTGGCTACGAAGACGCCGAGGAGCTAATCGAGGAAATGTATCCGGAGGGCGAGTACGATCCAGACCGGACGAAAGAACCAATCGCGGCGCCGATTCCGAAGGCGCAACCGTCGCCAGGTGGAACGATCCAGGCGCCCGATGGAAACCCGACAAGCCAACCCGGCGAAGTAGATCAACAACCGTTGGGCGACGGCATGCGCGAAGCCGTGAAGCTACGCCGCAAGGTCGACGCGTTGCTCGAGCTCGTCGGCCGTGATTAACAGCTACGCGCCAGACGCGTGTTGCGGCCGGCTCATCAGTATCATGTTGCGCTCTGGCGCGCTGGATGAAGCGACGCGGTGGGAGTGTCCCAAGTGTGGTATGGAGTGGCGGCCGATCGAGACGCGTTCAGACAAGCCGACGCAGACGCCGGTTGCCGGCAGCCTGTTTGTAAACCTCGAGTACCCGGTTACCATCCGGCACTGGCAGCCACACCCGTACCAAGCGTTTGTACCAGTACGCGGATAGTTGCGCAAATGCAACGCCGCGGGGGATAATCCAGCGTGACTAACATCAAGCTCTCGAAGCGCGAAGTTTCCACGCTGATAAACGCGTTAGTTCGCGCCGTGGACTGGAGCGACATAAACGAGAATGAAGCCGCGCTCGGCAAGGTTTGGGCCAGGCGCGAGCGGCGCTTCATTCGTGACTGCAAAATGCTCGAGCACAGACTATGGGGGGCGCGACAGTGAAACTTTATCTCATGCGGCATTGCTTGACCGACGACGGGCCGCAGATGGACGCCGAGCGGCCGCTCAACGATATTGGGCGCGAGCAGGCAAAAGTCATGCGCAAGTTCTTGAAGATTGCCAACGTGAAACCCGACGTGATCGTGTGCAGCGACTTCGAGCGCGCCGCGGAAACCGCCGAGGCTGTCGTACGCGGTGATACTCCGATCGAGCATCTAAGTTCGTTGCTTCCGGACGGAAACCCGGAGGCCGCATGGAAAGAGATCCAGAGCAACGCGAAGGAATGGGATGCCGAGTCTGTGCTCGTCGTCACTCATTCGCCGCTGGTGCAAAGCTTGCTCGCTTCCGTCGCATTCTGTTTTGTAGATGAGCTCTGGGAGTTCCATCACGGCGCCGTCGCTTACATCAACACCGATGAAAGCCGCTTTCGCTGGTACGTCAACCCGAAGCTCGCCGCGCATATCGTCGGCGAAGATCCAAAGGACGTTGAAAACCCAGTTGGCGAAGCCGACCCGATGGACTGGAGTCAATACGGCCTAAAGGACTTCGAGCGCGATAATAAGCGCTTAGTTGAAAACCTGATGGCCGACGCGCGCCGCTCGACGATCGCGCCGCTTCGCGATCAGATGCGCGCCGCGCTCGAGAAGCGATGGCGCAAACAATTGCGCAACGTGCGCCGAGCTCTGAAGACTCACACGGCCACGGATTACGTTACCGCGGCCGCGGTTGTCGCCACGGCGCTACCGTTGCACGACTCGAGCTTCGCCACAGCACATGCGAAAGTGAAGGTTGCAGCTTACTACGCTGGAATCGATCACGCTTCGGCGCAACTGGGCGTGAAGGTGGAGGAGGCGCGGTTTGACCGGCAAACGCCGTACGGCAACCAAACGAGTACCGATCTCGAGGACGATCTCGACAGTACAACCGTCGATCGCGCGCACAACACGCTAAAGGCGCTCGAGCCGTTCACACTCGCCGCGGCGTCGACGGCTCTTGGCGCGCTCTTCGCCGGCTTCGGCGATCCAGGCGGCGACAAGATGAGCCGCGCCGATACTGTCGCGCTTAACGTCGTGTCGACCGCCTACCACGATGGGGGCGCCGACGCCGCGACTCAGGCCGCCGACACCGGCGCCGACGTGGAAAAAGCCTGGCAGACGGAAACCAATCCTTGCGAGACGTGCATCGCAAACGAGGCCGAGGGATTTATCCCGGCCGACGCGCCGCACGATTCCGGCGACTTCGAACCGCCAGCACACCCCAATTGCGCGTGCTCGGAAGTCTACCGGCTCGCCGGCGAAGCCGAACAGTGATATGCTCGGCGCCATGGATCTATTGATGCAACTTCTATTCGCTCTGGTGATTTTTACCGTCGTCGGGGTTGGCCTGTGGTTTATCTGTAAGAAGTTCGAATTGCCGGCGCCGGCGCTCTGGATTTGCGGCGCCGTGTTGATCCTGATTCTGTTCGGCTACCTGATCGACAAGGCGGGACTGTACCACTTTCACAGTTGAGCGCCAGCGTGGTTACGTAACGTTTCCCGTGGAACATCGCGTGGAACGTCAACTTTGCAGTTGCTCACATACTCGGCCGCCGTGTACCCGCTCATTTCGCCGCGGCCGATAGCCTTGAACGTCTCGAGCAGCTTCACACGAAGCGCTTGAACGCCAGCGCTGAAGGCTTTACGCTCACTTAGCTGTTTCGACCGGACCCGATGGCCGCGCATGTATTCGGCGTGACACGTCGCACACCTGGATTGACCGGGCGCCCGTTCGGATTCGTGGCAACTGGAGCAAAGCATACACAACATGTTACGTTACTTCGGTTGCTGGCCGCTAGGGGTAGGTGTCAACATGCCCACAATCTCAAATGAAGCTCACCGCGGCTTACGAATCGAAGCGCCTGAAGGAAGCCGACGCAACCAATGGGCTGTCGCATTCTGACATTCGTTGCCGGCTTTCCGACGCTCTGAACGACGCGCTCACGAGCGGCCAGTACGGCTACATTCAAGACATTTTCGGCGACGACAAGGCCGGCGACGTGGTGTATTGCTGTGGCGGCGACATGTTCAAAGCGCCTTATGAAATCGGCGCCGTGAACGGCTTCCAAGTCGCCTCGATCGACACAGACGCCGCGGTTGACGTGGTGCCGCGTACGATCTATGAAGAAGAGTCAGGCGAGGCCGATCACTACGCCGCGATGGAAGAGGCGCTAAAGGCCGAGGGACTGTACGCCGGGCTACCGCTGTACGAGCGATTCATTGCCAAGAGCGAGCGCGACGCCGCCGACGCCAGCGATTTCGCCGGCAAAGGCAAAAGCTTTCCGATCCTGAAACCGGGCGACGTTATGGCCGCGGTTCGTTCGATCGGCCGCGCCGGCGCTTCGAACCTGAAGCCGACAGCCATTAAGGCGCGAATCATCGCGATCGCCAAGCGCAAGGGTTGGACGAAGTACCTACCGAAAGCCTGGCAGGCGTCGGGCGGCGACGACACGGCGGCGAGCTCGAGCGAGTCGCGCATCGCGCCGGCGCTCGGCGTGCTCGCACTGTGCGAGGCGGCCGCAACGCTCGAGACAATCAAGCTCACCGAGGCGCGCGCCGATTACGAGATTAAGCTCATCGCGCCTGGCCCTGGAAGTTCGGCGTTCTACCCGAAAGAAGTTCTCGAGCGCGACGGGCCGAAAGTCTTCAAGGCCGGCACTCATGTTTATCTGAATCACCCGACCGCGGCCGAAGAGTCGGCACGTCCGGAAGGCGACGTAAAGAACCTGGCCGGCGTTCTGTCGACGAGCGCGGTTTACAACGAATCGCACGCCAAGGGACCCGGCTTGTACGCGCGCATGAAAGTCTTCGCCGATCACGCGCAAATTGTCGAAGAGAAGGCGCCGCATGTTGGCATGAGCATTCGCGCCAGCGGCAAAGCCGAATCCCGGCAGACGAAAAACGGGTTGCCGATTTTGACGGAGTTAACGAGCGCCGAATCAGTCGACGTGGTAACACGCGCCGGCGCTGGTGGAATGATTTTGACCGAGAGCGCCGCGGGCGCCACAACTTCACAGGAGAGCGACACTATGACCGCTGAGGAAATTACCCGACTTATCGAAGCGAGCAACGCGCCGCTTCGCGCGCAACTGCTACGCGACGCCGCCGAGCGCAAAGCGGTTGTACTGCTCGAAGGCGTTTCGCTTCCGACCAAAGCCAAACTTCGCGTTATCGAAACCGTTCTGAAGTCGGGCGTTCCGACGACCGCAGACGGCGCCATTGACGAAACGAAGTTTCGCGAAGCGATCGCAGCCGAGGCCAAAGAGATCGGCGAGCTTCTAGCCGAGGCGAACGGCGGCGGCCGCGTGTTCGGTATGGGCGCCGGGCCCGTCGTCTCGATCGACCCGAAGGAAGCCAAAGCGCAACGCAAGCTCTTGAAGGAAGAGCGCAAGGCCGATCTCGAAGTACTCGAGGAATTGACCGGCGATAAAAACATCGCCAAACTGGCCGCCCGCGGCCGAGAGGACGCCGCCTAACATGACAAATCAACAGTTCACCGGCACGCCGACGAGTCGGCGCCAGATTATTCCTTGCCCATCGACCGTGAAGGCCGGCGATCCGGTTCTCATCGGCAAGCTTCCGGCCGTCGCGCTCGACAGTTACCAGTCGAACGAAGGCGGCGCAAGCTTCCTGTTCGGCGGGACGTTCCTGTTAAGCGTGATCGCTCAACACGGCTCGCCGCTCGTCTCTGGCGACATTGGGCCCGGCGACAAAATCTACGCCGAAGGCGGAACGTTGGATGCAACCACCAACGTAACAACCGGCTTCACGCTCAACGGCGACAGCGTGAACGGCGTTTTCTTCGGCAACTTGGACCCGCAACAACCGAAGATTCTTTCAGGAACCACCAACGCCGCGGCCGGCGTGCTACTGCCGAACGGAATGTAAGGGAGCAACCACTCACATGGAACTGACAAACACCAATGAGCAGTACTCGGGCGGCCTGACTTACGGCCGCGGCCAATTCCGTCCAACCGAAGGGCATGTGTTGGGCCACAGGACGCTAGACGGCTTCGGCCGAGCTCGGCAGAACAAGCGCAAGATTCGCGAAGCGACGCGGTTGTACGCCGACGTTATCACGGGCCGCCTTGACCCTGTGTTTTTCAAAGAGGCGGTTTTCCCGCGCAACGAAGTGCTCGTCGAGCACCTGGCGCGCCAGTATCCCGGCATCTATGGCGATCCAGGCGGCCGGATGTTGGGATTGCGCGAAACGATGAGCGTTACGGATTACCAGGCGCTCTACGTCGACGTGCTCGATCGGCTGTACTACGGCTATTACAACGCCTTCCCGATCGTGAACAAAGCGCTCGCGCGCATTCACGCGCTACGCGATTTCCGCGTGGTTTCCCGGTACCTGCTCGACGGCGCCGTGACGCCGTTTACCTCCATGGACGCCGCGGCGCCGCCTCCACAGCGCGCGCTGATCGGGCCGAATCCGCAAGACGGCTCGCCGGCGACTTCGACGGCGCCGATTCAGTATCAGCCGTTGCTGTACCAGGCCATGACTTCGGTGAACTGGCGCGCCTTCGTCAACGACGATCTCGGCATCTTCAAGGATCTCGCGAACCGCCTGGCGATCAGCGGCAACCGTGGTATCTCGAAATTCATCACTTCGCTGTACGTCGATTCCAACGGGCCCAACGCGACGCTGTACCAGACTGGCTATCACAACCAGATCACCATTGCGAACGGCGCCAGCACCAACAACCCTGTGCTTTCGACTCAGGGCATTATCGACGCGTTGAACGTGCTCGCCAGCATGATCGATTCCACCGGCGACCCGATCATGATTACCGGCCGGCTGAAGCTCTGGTACGGGCCGTCGCTCGAGGGAACCGCCAACAACGTGATGAACGCGTTAAGCGTGTTCGTGCAGAATCAAGGCGGCGTCGGCAACACGCAAGGCTTCCCGGTTCAGTTCTTGAACGTCCAACCTTGGATGATTCAGCGACTCGACCCGATCATGGACCCGTACATACCGATCGTTTGCACGGGCTCGGCGCGAAAAACCATGTGGGGCATTACCGTTGACCCTGAATCGCAAGCGCGCCCGTCGATCGAGGTTGGCTTCCTCAGCGGCTTTGAGACTCCGCAGATTTACACGAAGCTACCGAACACGCAGCGCATGGGCGGCGGCGTGGATGCCATGATGGGCGATTTCTATTCGATGGATCAGGATATGAAAATCGTTTCGGTTTTCGGCGGCATCCAGATTGACGGCCGCTCGACTGTCGCTTCTACCGGCTTGGGGGTTTAACCCGTTCTCCCAACATGAGACGCGCCGCGTTGGTTGATCTCGGGGGAGGTGGCCGCGCGGCGTTCTTGTTTGTGTTCGCAGTGTTAGCAATGGCAAACGATTTCACTTTCGGGCCGTCACAATCGCCGCCGACTATCAACCCTCAGATTGATTATGTCCGCGGGCTGATCGCCGACACTGTGGAGTTCGATGCCAACGGCAACCGCATTTACATTTGGTCCGATACCGAGATCCAGATGTTTACGCAAATGCAAGCGGCGTTGGGTTGGCAGTCGACGCAATTCTACTCGCCGCCCGCGGGCGCCTTCCTTCCGAGCTCGCCGGTTGGATACTTGCGCATCGCGGCAACGATGTTGAACGCGCAAGCCAGCAACTCGGCAAAGTTCGCGATCATCGTTCAATTGCTCGACGTGAAGCTCGACGCCTCGAAAGCGGCGAAGGCTTTCCAGGATACGGCGCAACGCTACCTGGACATGGACGACAATTCCGGCGCCGTCGTGATTATCGAAATGGTGCAGGACTACTTTAGCTTTCGCGATCGGTTTTGGAAACAGGTCCAAAGGCAGAGCGGCGCATGAACCAGAGCATGATTCCGAACCTGGCCGGCATAATGCCGGCAGCCGTCGCAACCGGGCTCTTCGTCTCTGTCGCCAGTTTCTTCGATCGCATCGGAGGCGACACACCACAGCAAGACTCCATGGGCCAGGTCGACCAAACGCTCGTACCCGTCGCCGGGCTGCAGAACATCACAGCCATGTTCGGCGTTGCGCGCAACTCGCCGGCGTTCCTTCCAGACGAAGGAATGCGGCTACCAACCAACACGCTCGAGGAACCGGAATACCATTTACTGCTCGACAAGTATTACCCGGCCGTGTTGCCGCGGTTCCTGGTGCAGATCACCGGCGACCCGGCAACTTACGAGATCACGCCCGGCACAGTGCAAAGCGACTCGCAGAGCACACAGACACGGTTGAAGTTGCGGAGGTTCAGTTTCTAATGGCTTCCTTGCTCACCGTGCGCTTGAACGGTTTGGACGCGCTTTCGCTCGGCGTCAAGTATCTGCAGAAGGGCGCCCAAGGTGGATTGCGGCACGGCGTCGACGAAGCGGCCGGCATCTTCGAAGCCGCGGCGAAGAGCAACGCGCCGGTTGACACCGGGCGCCTTCGCGATTCGATTCACACCGAGACAACGCTCGACACGCCGGAACGCCAAGGGCGCAACGTTCGGCCAGACACACCCTACGCGCGCCGGCTCGAGCTCGGCTTCGTTGGGCCCGACTCGCTCGGCCGGATGTTTCACCAACCGGCACAGCCTTACATGCGGCCGGCGTACGACACCGAGCGCGACAGAGCGGCCGCGGCGATCAAAGATAACGTGTACGCCGGGCTCGACGAAGCCATGAACGCGAGTTCGATGAAGGCGAGGCGATGAACCTTGAACAGCAATTCATCGCCGCTCTTAACGCCGATCCGACTTACTCGGCTCTTGTCACCGGCAAAACCTGGCTCGTTCAGTTACCGCCGAATCCGACTTATCCGGCCGCGGCGATCCAACGGGTTTCAACCGTGCCGCTCTATGTGCAGGCCGGGCCAGGCTACGCGCCTCAAGCCGCTGTCGGCCGCGCCCGGCTGCAGTTCACATGTTGGGTGTCCAACGCACAAAACGCCGGCGTTTTATCCGACGCGATCGCGCAAGCCGTTCTTAACGTCACCCGAAGTTTTAGCGCCTATGGATCGCCGCCCACCGGCTCGCCGACGTTCATGCTTAACCGGCGTATGGAGCTCGAGCCACAGACGCAGCCGCCATTGTTTAAGCAAGTTCTCGATTTACTGTTCTGGTACCAAGACACTTAGGAGAAAAACACCATGAGCGCCACAGCAATTGCGATTCCCGCAATAAACACCCTGCTACAGTACGGAAACGGCAACTCGCCGGAAGGTTGGACGACTGTCGCCAACATCGGCGACTATCAGGGCCCAACGATGCAATCGACCATCGTTGACGTAACGAGCCAGTCGACCGGCAACTACTGGCGCCAGAAGATCACAACGTTGCTCGACTCGGGCACGTTGTCGGCGCCTATCTATTTCGTGCCGAACGATCCAGGACACCAGGCGTTGCTTGAAATCTTCGCCGGCCGCAGTGGGAACACGGGCAACCCAACATTCTGGCGCATCCTGTTTCCTGTGGCCGCGGGGTCTGTGCCGTGGATCTTCACGGGTTGGCTGTCGAAGTTCAGCATGAAGATGCCGGTTGCCGGCGTGATCGAAGCTTCGATCGATATTACCTTCAGCGGGCCGCCCAACATTCCGAACGTGCCGGCGTAACCGTGGACTCGAGCACTATAGCGCCGGCCGTGATCGTGCAGGCGATCGCGGTTTGGGTCATTCAAAAACTGAAGGACTCGCCGCGGTTCACCTGGTTGTCGAAGTACAGCAAGACGGCCAACCGCGTTACGGCCGTCGCTGTGGCGACTCTCTCGGCGGCCGGCATCACCTGGCAATGGAACGCGGCGCAAGGCGACTTCGTGATACATGGCCTGGTGTGGGCCACGATCCAGCAAGGTATATGGACGTACGCCGCGGCGCTGGTTTCAAACGAGCTCGTCTATATGGCCGTGCAGACGAAGAACCAGGCCGCGGCAACCGGGCAACGCGTCGGCGCCGGCACGACGCCAGTGAGTCCAACGGCTGAAACAGTCACCATGGAGCAACACAAAATCGGCTAACATGAAACGTGCGATTCCCGCGGCGGCGCCCGTGCAAAGCAAAAGGTTTCCGCGCAATCTTTCAAACCAAATTCAACCGAGGCGAAACGATCATGACAGGTAACCAGCAGTTTCCAATACTCGACGATAAGAGCGGCATCCTAACCATCACTGGCCTGGTTGACGCAAACGGCTTGCCATTGCCGGGCCCATTGCCGACAAGCTTGCAAGCTTCCAGTTCCAACGCCGGCCAACTTTCCGTCGCGCCGGTTGCCGGCCAACCGATGCAGTTTTTGGTAACCAGCAATCAGGCTGTGGGCAACCCCCTCACCGAAACTATCACCGTGGTAGGAACCGACTTTACGACCGGCGCCGCGCTCTCGAGTGGCTTCGACTTCGTGATTACTCACGACGTGCCGGTAAACCCTCCAGTTGGTTTCTCGGCCACGTTTGTACAAAACCCGTAAACGCCGGGCAACCGATCTTTACGAGTCGGCGCCGCTAACGACTTGTGGCCGTTGGTGCTATGATGATTTGCAATCATGGAATCAACGGCCACAGCTACCACCGATCCACAAAACCATCCGACCGTACGCCTCGACGGTAAAGAGTACGAGCTCAAGTTTCGTATCTCGGACGTGGTGAACCTCCAGAAGCAACACAAGATAGACTTGTTCGTTCCGGCCGAAGTCAGCGGCATTGCCGCGCTGGAAAAGCTGGCCGTTGTCATTGCCGCGGGCATCACTCACACCGGCGCCGGCATCACACCCGAACAGATCATGGATTCGATCGAGCTCGGCGAGGTTGCAGTCTACGCGCTCGCTGTGGCTGAGGCTCAAAAAAAAGTATCACCGGAGTCACAAGCGGCACTGAAAGCGCTGCAAGCGATGGCGCCGAAGAAGATCGAAACCAAAGCGCAAGTTCAGTAGACACACCGGAGGATCGCTGGTTACTCATGGAAGCGACGGCCGTTGAAGTTGGGTTGACGCTCGGCGAGTACTACAGTTTGACGCCGATCAGGTTCTTTAATATCCGCGATCGCGTGCGGGATAAAGAAATCAGGGAGGCGCGCCGCATCGGCCAGATTCCGCAATTGCTTGCAAACGTCTACTTCCGCGGCGACGAGCATCCGGACCCGTTTATGCTCGACGAGTTCGCGCCGCGGCTTCGGTCGCAAGTGGCCGAAAGTGGACCGCGGCCGGTTCCGTTCGAAGGTCCGGAGTTCCTACGGCCGTGCGCGGAATGTCGCACGCCCAAATGGCAGGGCCATCTACCCGGCTGCAGGGCCGGCCAACGCCAGTTTCAAACCCTACTCGACAAGACGACGCGGGCGACCGAGCGAATGCAAGAGCAGGCTAAGGACGCCGGCAAAGCCTTCCTGGTGCCGCGGCGATGAATCCAGGCGGCGGCTCTGGCGACATTTCTATTACAGTCGGCGGCGACATATCGCCGCTCGAGGCGGCGCTTGCCGCGGTACCTGAAGCATTCGCCGGCATCACGAGCCAAATCGACGACGCCTTCGCCGGGTTGGGCGTTGTAACAACGGATCTCGAGAACCTGGCCGCGGCCGCTGGCGCCGCTGTGGCGCCCGTACAGCAACTCGGCGAACAGCTAAGTCTGTTCGCTGAAGTGCCGCTCGCCGAGCTTCCGCAAGTCAACGAACAGCTTGCGCTATTTGCGACCTACGCCGGCGACGCCGCGGGCGCCGCTACTGAAATGGCCGGCGCGAGCGAAAGCGCCGCGGCCGGGCTCGACGCGCTCAACACCGGCGAGGTTGCGGCCGCGGCGAATACTGTAAACCTGGTTGCGCAACTCTTCCTGGCTTACCAGGCGTTCCAGATGATTAAGGGCGCCGTTGAAGCGCTCGCCGACGCCTACGGCAACCTCGAGCGCGCGCAACTGGCGTTGGGCGCCATACTCGGCAACACGTCGCAAGCCGATGCGGCGATCGACAGTGTAAAGCAACTGGCGAACACGCTTGGACTTGCGCAAGAATCCGCCATATCGGCGCAACAAAAGCTGGCCGCCATGGGGATTGCGCTGAAGGACATTCCCGGCGACTTAACCGCGATCGCAGACGGCGCCGCGGCGATGAACACCAGCTTTGACACGGCCGCGCAACGCTTCGATCAGATCGTGAATAGCGGTACGCTGATGGCCCGCGGGCTCACCAGCATTGGGTTGAACGTGCGAGACGTGGCGGCCGCCATGGGCGTCGCTGGTGTGCCGATCGCGGCGTTGAATACCGCGTTTAAGGATCTCGACGAGTCGCAACGGGCGGCCGTGCTGTCCATGGCCGAACTGACAAAGAACGCGGGCGACGCCGAAAAAGCGGCGTCCGGAGTCGCCGGCGCCTGGAACCAGGTAAAGAACGCGTTCCAGTCTGCCGAGGCCGAAATGGGGCGCCAGGTCGACGGATTCACTGGACTCGCAACCGTCATAACCGGCGCGATCAAAGTAATTGAAACCGCCTTCAGCGGAATCGTTACCACGGTGAAAGTGGTAGTCGATGCCGTGATCGCCACACTTCAGACGTTGCTTACGCCGCTGGCGCTCGTCGGCCAGGTGATAGAAGACGTTTTCACGAAGAATTTCAAAGCCATCCCTGGCGACATTAAGGCGGCCAACGGCGCGATAGAAGACGCCGTGAAGTCTGGACTTACGAATATCCAGAACGACGTTTCACAAGCTGGCGACTCGATCACGAAGGTATGGTCGACAGTTGGCACGGCCGGCAAAACGGCGCTCGAGGCCGTGCTCACGCCGATGCAAGCCGCGCAATCGTACGCCGAGCGCTTGGCGACCGATTTTCAGTCTGTCGCCACGGCTTTCGCCGCGGGCAAACTCACGGCGAGCGAATACACCGCGGCATTGACGGCGTTGAATAAAGCGCAAGAGGACGCTAACAACGGGCTGCAGAACGCCGGAACGGCGTTGCTGATGGCCGAGAACAGCTATCGCGAACTCGGCGTCGCCGCAAAGAACGCCGTAACGGATCTCGGCGCCACAGTAACGGCGCTCGACGCCGGCCGCGCTTCCTGGACTCAGTACACGGCCGCGCTCGAGGCGATGAACAAGGCTCAGGAAGCGGCTAACGATGGGCTGCAAAATCTCAACACCGCCGTTTTGCTTGTCAGTGCAGCATTCTACAACGCCGCGATCGCTGTGGCGAATGCTCAGACCTACCTGGCCGCTGTGGTAAACGACATGGCCGCGGGCGACGCCACGGCGACGCAGTACGCCGAGGCGTTGAAAGCTCTGGATGCCGCGCAACGCAGTCTGAACGGCGGCTTTCAGGACGCGCATACCGCTTACTTGCTCGCCGTCGACGACTTCCGACAATTGAACGTAGCGGCCACGAATGCGACAACCTGGTTGCAAGCCGTCTGGCAAGCTTACCAGGAAGGCAAAACCGGAATCGAAGCGCTCACCGATGCGACAAATAAGTACATCGCCGCTCAGACGAAGTTGAACGGCGGCGCGCTCGATCAGGCAACCGCGGCGTTGCAGGTTGCGACCGATTATCAGACGTTGCAAACCAACCTGGCAAATGCGCAAGTCATACTCGGCCAGGTGCAAGCGGGACTCGACAACGGGACGGCCAGCTACGGCCAGTATCAGAAGGCGCTCGAGGACGTGAAAAAAGCGCAAGACGCGTTGAACGGCACAACGTCGGCCGGCACTGTCGCGACTCAATCGGCGACGGCCGCGCATACCGCGTTTACAAACTCCCTCCGCGGCGCCACGTCGGCTATGAGCGATGCGGCGACCGTGGGGAACACGTTTGCAACGTCGCTGCAGTACATCAACGGCCAGTGGATGCAACTGGGCGGCCACGCGGCCGACGCTTCGGTTGCGGCGTCGACCTTCGCGACTTCGCTGCAGCAAGTCAACGGGCAACTGCAGAACGTCGGCACGGCGGCCGCCGATGCGACGACAACCGGGCTAGATCCATTCGCGACGGAATTACAGGTCATTAACGGCCAGTTTGTCAGCCTGGCCGGGAGCTCGAGTACCGCGGCCGCTGGTATCTCGAGTGTCGGGACCGCGGCGAAGGCGGCCGCGTCGGCCGTTACGAGCTTAGGCGCCGAGCTCGACAAGACGATGAACGCCCAGATTGCAGACATTCAAGTTAGTCTGCAGCAAGGCCAGACGTTTCAAAAGATGGCGCCTAGCACCTACATCAGTGAAGGCGTTATGGGAAGCAACCGGCCGCCGTCGCCGGGCGAGAATCCCTTCGGCACGTCGACCGAGATTTTCGGCGGCTCGCCGCTCATGGGCGCCGGCAAGTACGGCGACAATGCCGGCACGGCCGCAACTGTGGTGGCGACCGCGGCTTCGACGGTATCCGATGCGATGGTGAACGCGATCAACGACGCCATGGCCGCTAACGCGCTCGAGGCGGCCGCCCAAGCTCAGATCGGGACGGCCGCATACGCCGAGCTCAAGGCTAACGCCGATCAGGCCGTTACGGCCGCGGGCGCCGCGATCACGGCCGCGCAAGGCTTGACGGCAGCAACGACGACCGCGGCTTCGTCGACGGCCGCGCTGGCCGACGTGGTTACTTCGGCCGGCTCGACGATCACCGCGGCCGCTACCGGCGTTGCTGCAGTAACCGCGGCCGTCGCCGCCTTCGTGGCGCCGGTTCTCGGGCCAGGTCAAGGCGTCGGAGGCAACGCGAACCTAAGTCAGCTAAACGGCAATATGCCGACGATCGGAGGCGGAACCGCGGGCGGAATCGGAAACGGCTTGAAACCGGCCACGGCGTTTGCAACGAACGTGATCGTCAATCTGAATGCTGGTACAGTAGTTGGAAACAACGGCATGCAGCAACTTTCAACCATGGTTTCTAACGAAATGGTGCAACAACTTTCGCGGCTCGGAATCCGGCTCAACCGACAATAGGGGGAACAGTGGCAGATACCGCATACGATCTCTGGTTGCAAGCGTTGCTGGCCGGCACCTACGATATAGCCACGGCCAGCGTTAAAATGATGCTGGTTCGCATCGGCGCCGGGCATTACGTTCCCAACTTCCACACCGATCAGTTTGTGAATATCATCGCGGGCGGCGATCAGATCGCCATTTCGCCGGCGCTCAGTTCGAAGACCATCACTGATGGAGTTTTCGCCGCGGCCAATACCGTGTTTACGGCCGTGCCGGCCGGGCCCGCGGCCGGCGCCCTGGTGCTCTTCATCGACACAGGATCACAGGCGAGCTCGCCGCTCATCTACTATCTGGACTCGTACAGCGGCTTGCCAGTGACGCCGAGCGGAGCCGATATTGATGTGGTGTTCAGCGGGCTCGGGATCTTCGAGGTTGCTAACTAGCCAGTGGCACTTTCAGCTAACACCGTTTGGGAGGTTCGGCCGACCGTTGGAAACGACACCAACGGGGGCGCCTTCGTCACAGGTGCGAGCGGAACAGACTTCAGCCAACAGAACGCCAAAAACTCAGGCGGAAACAACTCGAGCACAACAGACGGAGTAGCCAACGGGACTACGACGTTCACGAGTGCAACGGCAAACTTTACGGCCGCGATCGTCGGCAACATCATCTATGTGACCGGCACCGGCGTAACAACGGGTTGGTATCAGGTAGTGAGCTTCACCAACGGCACGACGGTTGTGCTCGACCAATCGCCAGGCACCGGCACCGGACTCACAATGAACATCGGCGGCGCTCTGCTCACTGTGTCGCTGGCGTTTACCAACGCGCAAAATATCACTTCGTCTTCGGCGCTCTTAATCTATGTGAAGGCGACCGGCGCATACACGGTTACCGCCGCTCTGACGCCGACGCAATCGAACACCGGGCCGATAACGATCATCGGGTACTCGACTACGAGGGGCGACAATGGGCGTTTCAGTTGGACGACGGCCACAAACTCGATTCACCTTGTCCAGTTCAACAGCGGGCAAAATGTCACGTTCCAAAATATCGCGTTCTCGTCGACGGCCGGAACGCCGGGCGATGGCATCACCAACAACAATACGGCCGTGTTTGGCTGCGCAATCATCAACTGCAGCTTTACCGGGTTCCGCTATGGCGTTGACGGCGACTGGAACGTCGAGAATATTATCTATCTCACGATGGACAATTGCGAGGTTTCCGGCTGCACGATCGGTGTCACCAACTCCGGCACGACGGTTTTGATGAATTGCTACATTCACGACAACACGAGCCACGGCTACTTGAACGAGGCGCCGCATGCGATCGGCGTCACTTTCGAGCGTTGCGTGTTTTACAACAACGGCGGCAAGGGCGCCGAGATCGACGCCGGCACGCAGTATGTAACCGTCAACGGTTGCGCTTTTGTTTCGAATACTAGCGACGGGTTAGAAGTCGGCGGTCAATCGCCAGGCGTGCCGCTTTCTGTTCTGAACAGCATCTTTGTTTCAAATGGCGGCTTTGGCATCAACGTTCCATCGCAAGGCTACGGCGCCGGCACGATCCGGAATAACGCCTATTTCAACAACACGAGCGGCGCTGTCTCGAGGACGGCTCTCAACGGCATGAACGATGTAACGCTCACCGGCTCGCCGTTCAATAATCCATCGGGCGACGACTTCGGGTTAAACTCAACCGCGGGCGCCGGCGCCGCGTGCAAGGCGGCCGGATGGCAAGGGAACCTGAATGGAGCGGGCGCCAATCTCGACATTGGGCCCGTGCAGTCGGCCGGATCAGGCGGCGGCGGCGCTGTCACGAATTACATAATTTCCAAGAACGTCACCCAGATAATAGTGGAGGATTACTGACAAATGCCGAGGACTTATGCAGTCACAAGCGAGGAAGTCGCCGTGTCGGCCGCTCAGGATCTAGTACAGATCAACGGCGCCGCGGGCAAAATGTTGCGCATTCTGTCGGTAGCGGCCGCCATGACAGATACATCGCCGCCCACCAACCAACAATTCGGCTTGCGCTGCAGGTTTTTGCCGGCGACGGTTAGCAACGGTTCGGGCGGCTCGAGCCCAACGCCGCAACCGTACGACCCTGGCGACGCCGCGGCGAGCTTCACGGCGAAAGCGAATAGCACCAGCAAGGCGACGACGAACGGCACGGCGTCAACGTTGCTCGAGGACGGCGCCAACAGCTTCGCCGGCTATCAATACAGCTTTCCGCGGCCGCCCGTCGTCGGGCCGTCCGAAGCCTTCGTGTTCGAACTGCTCGGCGCGCCTAACTCGACGGTTCACATTTCAACTACCGTGATCGTCGAAGAAATGGGCGGTTAGCGTGTGCGCTTCAATGTCGTACGCCTAGGCGATTTCTTTCCAAAGAACAAGCGGCGCCCGTGGCCGCCTGATACCAGCGGCCATATTGCGCCGCCGTCGCTCGATCAGACGGCGACGGCCAAAATAACCATAAGTTCATTCAGCGGCCACGTTGGGTTAGTCGGCGCGGATCTCACCCAAACCGTAACCGCGACGATCACCATTTCATCGCATGCCGGCTCGCTCGGCTTCGCGCTCAGGCAACGCTACACGGCGAAGATTTCGGCGCGCTCGTTTCCCGGCGCCGTCATTCATGCAACCAACGCCGTTACGCTCTTTATCGATGGTATCGATCGAACCGAGCTCATGCTCGACAACACGCTGAATATCGTTAACCAACTGAGCCAGGCCGCAACCGCAACCTTCGCCATGTGGGATAAAACCGGCACCGTGCCGGCGCCGGCAGTCGGCCAGGAAGTGTTGATATACCGGCATAAGGTCCGGATCTTCGGCGGCGGCGTTGAGCAACCCGTACAAGCGGCTTTCCAGGCGCTCGCCGGCCATCTTTACGCCGGCGCTGGTGGTGGGAGCACAGGCGGCGGCGTGAGCTCGGCCACGGGCACAGGCTCAGGCGGCGTGCAATGTACAGACTTCAGTTACCTGCTCTTGCGGCGCTACGTCGGCGCTTACTATCCGATCAACGCGTTTCTCTCAAACGTGGTGCAGGATATTGTTAACAATTACCTGGCCGCGGACGGCTTCACGTTCGACGACTCGGACGGCGACCCGAATATCGACATGGGGCCGCTTCAATTCAACTGGGTCACCGTGCAGCAAGCTTTTAACACGATCTCGAGCAACACGGGTTGGGAGTTCACCGTAGATTACTACAAGGTGATTCGGTTCTATCCGGCCGGCTCTGGCACGGGCCCGGCGCCGTTCAACGTCGCCGACAATGACGGCCACATGCTCGCCGAGTCTCTGAACCTCGAGTACTTCCGCGGCCAGTATCGAAACAAGCAAGGGATTCGAAGCCCAACACAATCAAGCTTCCTCTGGCAAGATATTTTTTCGGTTGCGAATCCTGGCCCGTTCCCGAACACGCCACAGGCGCCGGATGGAATCCGGACAAACTTTATCACGCTGTACGGTATTCTCGGTGTGCCGCTCGTCTTCGTCGACGGTGTGCCGCAAATCGTCATATCGTTGCTGGATGTTGTCGGCTTTCCTGGCCCGTGGGACTGGTATTACATCCCACAGCAAGGCTTTCCGGCGCCGGCGCCCGGCGTGTTTCAGAATCCGAGCCACACGCCGTTAAGCTCGGCGCATGTGCTCACCGTGAATTACTCGAGCCAACTGTCGCCGATCTACTGGGTACAAGACAACGCCCAGATCGCCGCGCGCGCCGCGATCGAGGGCAACACCGGCGTTTATGAAGACGTGCAAGACGCGCCTTCGACGACCGACCCGGCCGCGATCGCCGCGTACGCTCAAGGCTTGCTCGATCGCTACGGCCGCAACGGCATTCCGTACCAGGTCAGCTACACCACAGACACAGACGGGCTCTTCGCCGGCATGCTGCAGGAGATCGTAACAGCCAACCCGCCAATCAACCTACTCGCCGGGCTCATCGTTGCCGTTCAGATTCGCGACGTTGACGGCCAGTTCCTTCGCTACGGTGTCACGGTTGCGAGCTCGCAGTATCAGGGCAACTGGACGCAGTTCTTTGCCGCGCTGGTTACGGCTTCGCAGTTCCCGCAACCGGGCAACTTCAATTTCTATGAGTGGACGGTTGGGCCGAGTGTGCCAGGCGTCACAAATCCCGGCAGCGGCACCGGAACGCAACCCGGCACTCGGATTATCACCAACGCCGTTGAACTGATCCAGAGCTTTCAGTTCTCGAATCCCAACGCCGCGGGCGGCTTGAATCAGATCACGCTCTTAATCAACGGCTCTGGCGTGTTCTCTCTACAGATCGAGTACGCCGCGGGCGAAACCGGCACCAAAACAGTGTTTGTGCCGCGTGATGTGCCGCTCAGAGTGTACGCCGGCGACGTGTTGGCCGTCTTCGTCGGCGGCGCTGGCGGCGTGAAAGACGGCGTTGCTAAACTGACAACGGCTATTGCTGTAACATAGTCGACCGAGGGGGAGGCAACCATGCGATAGAGCGCCGCGCCCGGCCGGGCAACCAAACAATTAGGGTTAAGACAGCGCAACACAAACTGAGCGGCCGGGAGCAATCCTGGCCGCTTTTGTGTTTTACGATCGTGAAACGGTAGTTGCGCAACTCGCCGCGGTTGGTATAGCCTATAGCCTGATGAAGACGCGCAAGGTTAGCACCTTAGTTCCCACCAGTCAACACCGGCAACTTTCTCAAATCGCCAAGAAACAGAAAACGACCGTAGGCGCCCTGGTGGCGTTTGGGACTCGCCTGGCCGTCTTGTTCGTTTCCGAAGGCGGCGCGCTTCCAGCGCTGGCGCCAGATCACAGACGAAAATAGGAGAACAGAATGCCCGACCCGAAGCAACCCGCCGCGGCGCTTACCGACGATCAAGCCAAAGCGATCAAACAGCAATTGAACCTAGCCAGCGCGAAATCCTACCCTGGCATATTCACCGAGATCATGCACGGCATGACGATTCACAGCCAAACGGCCATCTTCCTGTTTCAGGGCGACGTGCCGGCCGGCTCGCCGCCCGTGATGGTGAACGCCTCAATGTCGGACACTGAGCGCATGCGGCGCGCCGAC